TTGTCATTCTCATCATATTCTACAGTAACCTGGGTCTTTCCATCTGGACGAAGGTACTTTAAGGTACCGTTCTTTCTTACTTCTGTAAGGCGTCTTGCCAGCTTGTGAGCCATAGAAATAGGATAAGGCATATATTCTTCTGTCTCATTGCTTGCAAAACCGAACATCATACCCTGGTCACCAGCACCGATCGCGTCTAACTCTTCCTCAGTCATGTGCTTTTCACCAGCCTGCTTTGCCTCTAATGCCTTGTCAACGCCAAGAGCAATATCAGCAGACTGCTCATCAATTGCAGTTAAAACACCGCAGGTATCGCAGTCAAAACCATATTTTGCACGATCATATCCGATCTCACGGATAGTCTCACGAACGATCTTCTGGATATCTACATAAGCCTTGGTAGTGATCTCACCCATTACCATTACAAGTCCTGTAGTGGTAGCTGTTTCACATGCAACACGGCTCATTGGATCCTGTTCCATTAATGCATCAAGAATGGCATCGGAAATGGCATCGCACATTTTGTCTGG